CATCAAAGACTGATGTAAACTCTAATGGTAAATGGTATTATGAAGAGTCAGAGGACGCAGTATATTATTACAATGACGCAAGTAGTCCTGATGATTTATTAATGGAAGCAGGTGAAGATTTTGTTACCCTAAAGAATAGAGTAATGAAAGACGCAAGTGATTATGTAGACTCTAAATTAGACGCTACGCTTCCAAGAGAACAATTTTTATTAAAAGATGGTACATACGATTATCTTATTAGACGCTTAACTTCTTTAGTTGCAGCGTTCTTTCTTGTCAAAGGAAAAGATCCAACAAGTGAAATAGCAGAAGCATTGTTTGAAGAAGCTACAATGCACATCGAAGATTTAAATGCAGGTAGAGCCAAGTTAGCATTCCAGAATACTGGTGATGCTTCTAAAGGGATTGTTAGACAAATCTCTGTGTCTGGAAGTCTTAATATTGTTGACACTAGAGGAAATTACTATGGTAGCTACGATAGATTAAAAGTGATTGTAACTACTGCTGGTGCTATAGGAACTGCGAAGTATTCTGTTTATGCTAAAGATACCGATGGACTAAAAAACAATTTAGTATTACAAGATGAAATTATTAATGGCGATTATCAAGAATTAGTAGGTGGTTTACAAGTAAGATTTCAGGGTTCATCAGACGCATCTACTGCAACGCAGAATGATGAGTGGGAAGTAGAAGTATCTGGAATCTATGAAGAGGTAGATAATCCTTCTATGCGTTCTGTTAAAATGACTCGTAAAGATTTCAAACAATTCTATCGAGGTAAGAATGGCAGTCGCATCTACTAATGCTTGGAAAGTAAATGTAGAAGAAACAATCCAGAGGGGAATCAAAACTGAATTTGGTTCTTCCTTACCTGTCTTTCGCTCAAGAGATTTTCAACACAGAGGTAATCAATTCTGTATTCTAAAAGGTATTGATTCTGATGCACAGGATACAATGTATTCCGTACTGCCTAATAATTATAATGTTACTTTAGAATTTTTTATGTTAGACCATAAACGCAACGATGTAACTGTAAAGCGTTTTTTTAATATGGTGTCACGTATAGAAGAAATATTTTATACCTTAGTAGACCTTGACCCTTTGTTTAATTGTACAGTTAATGGAATTATATATGAAGATGATGAAGAGTTTAATGGATATAGAAAAGCAACTTTTGATATAACCGTAGGGAATGTACGATAATGGCACTGACATACGAAAATATTACTTATGAAAAGATTATGATTCCGTTGCGTGATAAGTTACGCACAGAGTTTAAAGGTGGATTGCCAATATACTTTGATAATCAACACCAAGATATTGGTACAAAGTCACTACGCATTTATCCTACCTCACAAGAATTAGTAGATAAAAGAACAAAGTCCTACATCAATGTTTACAATATACAGATGGATTATATATTGAAAACATACAGAGATGACGAGAAAGCATTAGACCAGATGTACAAAGATGTTACCAGAATTGAAACCATATTGTTTAACAACTCAAATGGTGGAGATATACCTTATTTTTACGCAGGTATGCCTGAAGTAGAGCATAATGTAGACGCAGGGATAGACAATGTCTATGTGTCAAGAATAACCGTTCCAGTGCTATATGAAGAGGTACACGAGCAATTTGTAAGATTTATTACATCTAATGATAATTTCTTTGTAACTTCAGATGGACTTTTTTATATTGTAAGGAGTTAATTATGGCTAAAAAGTATAAATTAAAAGATAAGTTAATGCCTAGAAAACCAAGTTTTTTAAAACTACACCCTGAGGACTGGGCAAATTTAAATGGTGGTAAATCTATTGAATTAGAAAGCGTACCATCTATAGCTAAAAATTATTTAGAAGAAGTAAAAATTAAAGAGGTAAAAAAAGATGGCAAATAGTAAAGTAAGTTTTAGTCCAAAAGATTTTCAGTTAGCAATAGCACCTGAAACTACAGTAGGTACACCTATTGAAGCAGCAGGTCAAGCTACATATAAATATATCAATATTGATTCTATTGAGTTTCCTGCATTAAATCCACAACAGGTTTTAGATGTAAGACACGGAGCAGGTAGAACATTAAAAAAAGTTGATATGTTTTTATCTAACAAACTAACCGTAAAAGAAATTAGTTTTTCTGGTATTGCAGATAGCACTATTTTACCTATGTTACTATCAAACATTACTCAAGAAACTGCTTCTACTTATGATTTTGAAATAGCATACGACCCAGATGAAGTAAAAGTTGGAGAAGCTGCAACAGATAACACAAAAACATTTACCGTGTTATTAGATTCTCCACAATCAGGAAGTCAAATGCAATTTCCTGGCTGTGTATTAACTTCTTTAACATTAAATGCAGATATTGGAGAAGAATCAGGTAGGGTTAAATTCTCTGGTACATTTAAAACAGGTGTAAAACCTGTATTAACTGGAGTATCTGCTATCACTGTAACAACAGCTACCTATTTCAATTCTAATTATTTTATGACTGACTATGGTGACGCAGGTGACCCAGGAGCAGCTACTACTATAGCAGGTATAAATGACCCTGTAGTAAAATCATTCAGTTTAACTATGGAAAATGATGCACAATTTATGGGATTTGATTCAGACGGTAATTATCAAATTATCGCAAGAGCATTACCAGAAGTTTCTGTAACATTTGATTCTACAATTAAATATGATGACGAAACAGAAGGTTTGATTAATACATTTGAAACACAATCTACTGGAACAGTTGCAAATACATTAACAGCATTAACTACCTCAACAAGAAACTTTGGTATTTCAGTACCAGCAGCAGTAATTACTGATGTAAGTTTCTCTGAAGAAGAAGCAATGTTTATGTCTGTTAGCACTAAAGCAGTAGCAGATGCAGGTGAAACTAATCTTCTGTCAATATCAGTAGAAAACTCATAAACCAATAAAGGATAATCAATGTCTAAGAAAATAACACTCAAGAGTGGCAAGAAAGCTACCCTTGTAGAAATGTCTGTAGACTCATTCGATAAATGTATGGACTCTGTAGAGTTTGTACAAAAAGATGGCGAGTCAGCAATTAAAAATCAATTTGCATTAAGTACACTATGGATTAGAAGTGGTGTAGATGGTGCAGATGATAAGTTCATTAAATCTTTATCTATTGAAGATAGAGTAGAATTACAACTAGCTATTCAGGATTATAATAGCTTGGGGGAATAGATTCCCTCTCACTGGAATTAAATATATTGATAGATGATTGGTGTGAGGGTTGCAAATATTCTACCTTTCCATATAAAGCTAAGTTACCTCTTAAAAAGAATAACAGCGTTCACACCTTTACATCTGTGGACGATGTATGGTATGTTATCAATCTCTTAAAAGAAGAATTAGAAGAACATAACGAAACAGCAGAAAAGAAGTTTGAACTACATCAAACTATTAAATCACATTTACCTTTTTTTGCCTGCCCTAATCATTTTATAACCAAAGAATCTCAACGAGATATTAAAAGATATACGTATTCACAGAAGATGAATGTATCTCCTTATGAAGGTTCTTATGGAAATCACCCAAAAAAATGGATTGATAAGTGCAATATTATAGAAAAAATGTTAAATTATATCCAATCAGAACAATTTAAAAAGAACAAGTAATGGCAGATACAAAACTAAAAGTACAAATTCAATTCCAAGCGACTGGTGATAAAGAGTTAGCAAGAGCATTTAAAACTGCTTCTATTGCCAATGAAAAGTTAGCCAAGTCTGTCAAAAAGAACGAAAAACTTCAAGATAAATTAAATAAAACAAGTTTGCTTGGAGTTAGAAATAATAGACTTTTAGCAAACTCTTTTGCTACTCTTAGAAGTAAACTGTTATTGGCTTCTTTTGGTTTTACTTTAATATCTGGTACTGTTGGTAAGTTTATTCAAAAGTCTGCAGAATTTGAAAAAGTTAAAGTAAGATTGAATGCTATGTTCGGTTCTGTAGAAAGAGGAACAGACGCATTTAACACTTTTAATAAAATAGCAGCAACTACTCCATTTACATTACAAGATGTTGTTGAAGCTGGTGCTTCGTTAAAAGCATTTGGTGCTGATGCAGAATCATTAATCAAACCAGTTTCTGACTTAGCTGCATTTATGGGAACTACTGCAACGGAAGCTGCACAAGCGTTAGGACGTGCATTTGCAGGTGGTGCAGGAGCAGCAGACATACTTCGAGAAAGAGGTATCTTGCAATTAGTTAAAGATAGTCAGGGTATTACAGACTTAACAAAGATTACTTTACCAGAATTTAGAGCAGCGTTAGAAAAAACTATTACTGACCCTTCGGTTGGTGTTGCAGGTGCAACCGACAAATTATCAAAAACATTATCTGGTTTATTTTCAAACTTAGCAGATTCGTTTTCAAGATTAATGGCTGCATTAGGAGATGTTGCTGCAGGTAGTAAATTTAGAGAAAGTGTAAAATTTCTAACTAACGCTTTTGGCTCATTAGCAGGTTTTCTAAAAGAAATAAATAAAACAGATTTAGATAAAATAAAAGAACTGAAGGAATCTTTAGAAATAGAAGATGGAACTTTGATAGAGTTTGATGAGTTGTCGAATGCTATGCTTGAAGTAATAAAGCTTGAAAAGAAACTGGGAGATGGTACTTTAGCTGAATCAAGAGAAAGATTAAAACAAACTGAAGAAAGTTTAATAAAGGTATTACTTAGAAAAAGAAGCATAGAAAAACAAAATGAGCTTACTTTCAATAAGATGTCTACATCTGTAGAAAAACTAGAACAAAATAGATTTGAAGGTATTAGAAGTAGAATTAAAAAAAGAATTAATTTATTTTTACAATTAGAAAAAGCTCAAGAAAGAGTTGTGAAGCAAGTATTAGATGTTCCTGGTGCTAAAAAAGGATTTTCTTTATTTATGGAAGATGCTGAGAAACTTCCAGAATTAGATGTAAGAGGATTACTACCAACAACAGAAAGTATAGCAGCACCTTTTGAAGTATTTAAAAGAGTGTTAGATGAAAACCTTATAAAGGTGATGCAAGAAATTGACGTCGAAGCAGCAAGAGAAGAGTTTCAGAGGATTTTAGACTTAGAACAAGCATTTGAAGCGACTATTAATGATGCAATTCAAATGAATTTAGATTTTAGAAGTCAATTATTCAGCGACCATTTTGCTAATATACTTGATATGGCTCAAAAAAATGTTGAATCCAGAAAAAATTCCGAACTTCAAGCGTTAAGAGATACAGAAAAATTTAGAAATGCTAGTGCAGAAGAAAGAGCTAATATGGAAAAAGATGCTTTGAAAAAATTTGAAAGTCAGCAAAAAACAATTTTCAGATTAAATCAGTTGAATGAAATAGCACAAGTTGCTATGGGGACACAGCAAACAATAGCAAAAATTACATTAATGATTGCAGAGCTAAAAACAGCAGCTAAATTCTTTAAAGGTCAGGGTAATTTTGCTATGGCAGCTTTAGCAGAAAGTCAAATACCTGGAATGACAAAACAAATAGGTTTTGCAAAAGCATCTGCTGCTGCACAAACAGGACTAATAGCTGCACAACCTGCACCAGCATTTGCTCGTGGTGGTTCATTCATAACTGGTGGAGAGCAAATGATTATGGTTGGTGATAACGCAGGTGGTAGAGAACGAGTAGACATTACACCTTTATCCAGTCCAGACTTTGGTGACGCAGGTGGAGGTACTGGAGTTACTGTAAATATTATGGGTAATGTTATTGGAACACAAGAATTTGTAAGAGATAACTTATTACCAGAGATAGAAGATTCAATAAGAAGAAATCTTGCGTAATGCCTATCAATTCTACAACAGCTTATAATAATGCTCTTAATAGCACTATAAAAGAAGAGTGGATATTTGAATTAAGAAACGATACTTATACTTCTGGTGGTTCTACACAATACATTAGATTAGGAACTGCTGAAGTAGGTAGTGGTACTACTAAATATCATTCATTGATTACATCTTTGCCCTCAATAAGAGAAACAATAGATTTAAAAGCATCTACTTCAAAAAATGGAAACTTAAGTATTTCTTGCGTAAACGGACAATTATCCAATTATAGTAATGCTACATTAGCAGAAGAAATATATGGTGGTACAAGAAAATATATAAATAGAGATGTGATTGTTAAATCCAGAGTTGGTGGACAAGAAAACACCATTTATACTGGCAGATTAAAGTCTGTAAAGCTACAAAATCAAGATACGGTAAGTATAGAAATAGCAGCTAAAACACCAATAGATTTTTTAAAAATTCCAGAGTTTACAAGTAAAGCAGGTAACTTTTTTCCTATTGTATATGGAGATGGAGTTTCAGAAACATCTACTATTACCAGTCCAGGATTTATAGACAATGCAAGATGTTTTCCTTTGCAAGTAGATTCGTTAAATGACGATAGATTTAATTGTTTAGCATTTCAAGGATTTGCATTAGGAAGTGCTACTGATACTGGATTTGATACCGATGGACTTGGTGACCAATCATTATTAGCAGATGTTACCGATAATACATTTCAAATTATAAATGGAAGTGTACCTGCAGATTTTGAACCTGGAAAAATAATTCAAATAGATAGCGAAAAAATGTTAATTACTGCATCTGCATTTGTACCTGCCACATTTGTTGAAATAACTGTTGTCAGAGCATACGCAGGAACTACTTTAGCTGCTCACGCAGACGGTGCCGATGTATATTCAGTAGCAATTAGCTCTGGTATTGATGATGGTAAATTACATTATCCGATTAAAGATATGTTTGATGCAAATGGGTTTCCTTTGTTTACTCCAATACTTACAGGGAATGATGAATACGCACAGGAAAATTCTACAAATTTATATGAAGGTTCAGAAGATGATGATAAACCTATTTTATTTGCACCTATTAATTTAAAAAGAGGGTATTATATAAGACCTCAAACAGTTGAAGCATCTTCTGGATATAATGCAACTTCTAATTTGGCAAACGCTTACGATACTTCAGCTTCTTCTTTTGCAACTCTTACGCATAGTGCAGATGATGATTTTACAGTACAAGCATCATTCTTATTAAAAGATTTACCAAGAGAAGAACACTCTATTAAAAAATGTAATTTAAAATTTTCTTATCAAGTAAGTGCTTTTGATGCACCAACTGGTGGAGGTGAAACTTTATCTACGAAATACAGAGTTTTTATAAACGAAGATTACACAGGAGATTTTGTAGATGGAACTGACCATACTTCAACCACTATAGTTCAAAATGCTTCTATAGATTTATTAGATACTGGAAACTTTTCAAGCAACACCTCAAGAGTTCCAGAAAGTATTAGCTTAAGATTTTTTGCAAGTTCGAGTGGTAATATTGGTAGTGGAAGTGGCGATACACACGGATTAACTATTAAAGTATTTGATATGTATTTAGAGATAAATTCAGAAATAGATGCTGAAAATACAGATAAAGATGTACAAAACTTAGTAGACTCAAGTGCTGTTACTTCTGTGAAAAAACTATATACACCTGCAGATGGATTAGACCAATCTTGGGCAACAGGAACAAGAGTATCTAATATAGCTCAAATGCACAGAGATTTAATTTATAGATTTGCAGGTATTACAACAGAACCTGAAAATTATTCTGCATTAAACACAGCAAGAACTAATTGGACTATATTTTATTATTTGCATAAACAACAAGAATTATTAAAGGTATTAGAGCAAACGCAAAAAGAAGGTGGATTTATATTTAGATTTAAAGCCAGTGATGGTAGTCCACAATATATTTATTTGGTAGATACTCCAGCAACAGACCATACGATAAGCAAAAGTGATATAACTAATACAAGCATATCATTAACTGCTTTTGATAGTTTGGTTACAAAAAGAGTAATTAAATATCAACGCAATCCTATCAATGATGAACTATTATTTGAACAAACATCTACAGATACTACCAACAATCCGAGAACAGACTATAATGTACAAAGTGATGAAAATGTAGAAACAGAAGAATTAGAAATATTGAATAGTGCTATCGGTGCAGTAAATATGGGTTCTGGAAATAAAAATGATGGCTATGCTAATTATTATAATGCGATTGAAGGAAATCCAAAATTGTTGATAGATACAGAAATAATAAATCCAGGTAGCTCTGGTGGTAGTTCTTACTTCTACTTAATGGAAGTTGGAGATATATGTGCGTTTGACCATACCGATATGATTGTTGAACCTTTTGGACAGTCATTCAATGGTAAGAAATTTATAACAACTTCTTTAACAAGAAGTCCAGGAAGTTTAAAAGTATCTTTGAGAGAAATATAAAAAGAATTAAATTTAATTATGGCTATCACAACAGTAAAATTCGCAACAGACGCAACAGGAACTAACTCTGGAACTTATTCACCAGACCAAAATCCAAACATCGGAACAGATGTATCAAAAGCATACGATGGAATAAGAGTTAAGAAATCATTAGGTGGCGAAACATACACTTTTGCTAATCACGAAACAGAACGCAAAAAAAGAAAACTTGTATATGAAAATATAAGTGAAGCAAATAAAGATAAACTGGTTAAATTATTTGATGATGTAAAAGGACAAAAGACTGCATTCGGATATAGTGAAGATGGATTTGCAAGTAGTGGAGCAGATACCGATAAAAACTTCTTGGTTCGCTTTGTAAATAACAAATTACCAGTATCAGAAACGGCTTATAATGTGTATCGTGTTGAAATCAACATTGAAGAGCAATTATAAGAAATTTTTCTTCTTAAAATACCCATACATAGTCATAAAAGCACTCTTGATAGCATATCATAAGCGAGATAAAACAAAGTGGTATGAACACCGTAAATAATGCGTTATTTAGCGTTCAGTCTTTTTTATCTTCCAAACTACGCAAAATTAGATTTTCTCTAATCTT